TTACTCCACTATACCTTTACTATCTTGTACTACTCTTACTCTCCTGTTCCGTAACTCTGTATTAACCCCCTAGAAATCTCGGCTCTGTTCGAGTAGACGGCGAAGAGCGCATCACTGATAGGGGCTTCGAACTCGACGCCGTGCTCGTCTATCATATGCATTATCACAAGAACTTCCCAACTCTCGAAGTCTGGATACCGCTCGGGGTCGCCGAAGACTTCGCGGCACATCTTGCAACAATAGGAAACGGACTGTAACTCGCTCACCGAATCTCTTTACCCCAACATTGCGCGCGGGAAGTATACCCCCTTTTGCGAAATTTTGTTGTCCATGTCTTGCAAACCTCGCACGTCCACACATCGCCCATGCATGTACTCATCTTAACCCAGCGATGCGGGATGCCGTGACGCACGAAAACTTTTCTAGGACGACCGCCCGGCATTTTTTACTCCCGACAAGTCTTTGATTTTGTCTAGCGCGCTTTGTATGCCGTCCGATGCGCCTACAGGCATCGTAAGCGATGGCCGCGAGATAGTCGGGCGCTCGGCTTCTGTATCGTCTATCCTTACTCCAAGTGTAAGGTTCGCCAATAGACGCATTGCCCCAAGAAAAGATGGGTCGTTCGCATAGTCTCGGTGTGACACCATAAGCGCAAGGCGGCGAATCCCAATCTTGATTGAGAGCCGCGCAATCTCTTTCTCGTCATCGAAATTATCGAAGAACTCATTGCCCAACGGCAAGCCGCTACAGGCGATTTTATAAAGCAACTTCTCTCGCGTGTCGCCTTTGATGAGCGGTTGCGCGTCCTCTGGCCGCTCGACTTCCGGCTTCGGCGGGCGTCCCGGCTTCTTAACATCATCGGCGGCGCTCGGAGCGACTGGCGCGGCGGTCGCGGGCTCCCCGCCTTCCGGTCTAGGTTTTCGTGTTCGCGGCATCGGCGGTCGTCTCCGTCTCGTGAATGACTTTGAACGGTTCTTTGTTCTCGAATACGAGCGTCCAACCGTTTGAAAATTTCATCGTCACTTCGTCTCGCCAGTACTTCCACTCCACGAGTCGAGCGCCCAACCACGGAACCAAATCCGGTAGCGGCTCTATGGGGTCCCGCTCCGGTTGCGGCGGTAGTATCATCTGACGCGCTCCGACTTCAACTGTCGCGCGGACTCGCGGTCAATGTACACAATCGCTTTGCAGTCGGGACACGTCATCGTCTTTCTGTCGGGAACTTTTGGATGTAGACAGAACTTCAAGCACATCAAACAAGTTTTCACGGACCAAGCTCCCCTTCGGCCAACAACGCAGCGCACACGGCAATCATTAATTTTTTGTTTTGCTCGGGCACGTCGGCCCACGGCTTCGCGCTCGCTTCGCGCGTTTTGTACCCGAACGACGGCGCTAGACGTTCGTACGTCTCATGGAATTTCTTCGCCAACTGTTCACTTCGTTCCATTTGTCACGGCCTTAGAGTCATTCGCGCAACTTCGCCTTCGATTCGCGGCGGCGGTTGTTTGCCGACAAATTCAAACGTCTCGGTCACGGTGAACACAACCCAACGCTGCCTTCCGGTCAAGATACGCCATGCGCTTTTTAGTCTACGCATCATCGCAACGGCCACCAAAAAAAGATGACGTTGAACAGCCACCATACTACCAGCAAATTGAAAACAATATCAAGCGCTTGGTGTGGTTTCAACCGGGGCGGTTCGATCATTTCAAGCTCGTGATGATGGGCGCGGCGGTGAACAGACTGCGAACTCTCATCCACCAATTACGCCAACGGAAGCCCGTTATCTGGCCGCACACTCCACACGTCGCGGCGTTGTACATAGGCGTCGAGTGGTAGTGTTGGATGTTCCACGCACGGCAATCATGCTCGGGATATGCGCGGGCTTCGTTCGTTTCTAGCTTGTCCATCGTTCAATCCCAAAACGGCGCGTCCTCATCTCCGAACAGATACCAGTAACAGTCGGCGTACATCGGCGGGCGCTTCATGCGGCGACCTTTATTTGCTTTACAACCCATGCCCGCATTCTCTCCCAACGTTGCCCCGGCGTCTCGTGCCAGTTAACCTCATCGTTCATGTACACAACCTCTTGCGCGAGACACGTCGCGATGTCGAACGCCGCCGCGACGGCTTCCGGCTCTTCGGGGTCAAGCTTTGACATGTCTACGCCACGAGCTTTCCCCAAACTTCCAATAGCGCACACGCCCCCGTCCTCTTCAAGCTCGTTCGCTATCAGGGATTTGTCGGGCATGGCGTCGAGCGCCGCGAGCAAATCCTTTAAGAATTGTTGCCCGCGACGACCGCGCGTTGCACTGCAAACCATCCCGCGCCATTTTATCAATTGCCAGTTGTCGCTATCGTCGCAGTATTGAGAGCGGCTCATGTCTTCGGACCAATCGGCCTATACTTCCGCTCGAAGACTTGCTTGGGATTCAGATACACATAGTCGTCCGACTGAATCACGATGTAATCACCGGGGGCAGGAGTCATGCGAGACATCATCTCGGGAGTTGCAAAGAAGCGACGACCCTCCGAGCAGTCGAGCATTCTCTTTCCGTTCTCGTCCACGTCGCCGACCTTTTCGATTGTGAACGCGTCAACCTCTACGGGGTTCGCTTCGTATCTCATAGGACCCTCAACCGGAATTCTAGCCCGTTTTCGACAATCGGTCCCGCCGAAAGTCTAATGGTGTCGGCGGCTTGTAGTGCCTCAAACGTGACTCTTTGCTCTTGCTTGCTCATGTTTGTAATTCGAAGTTGGCCGGATTCGAGAACTTCGTTCGGTTGCAGAATGAACGCCCGAAATTGTTCTCTGTACTCCATTTTACCAACCGCCGCAAGCAATAGCAGCGTTGGCCGTCATCACGGCTTCGCGGACCTTGCGAAACGCGGCGGTTTGGTCGGCGGAAGCGGGAGTGTTCTCGGCAATAACCCTCACGAGATTTAAGCCCGCCGCACGAATCGCTTCGTACTTCGGGAGTTGCTCGGGGGTCGGAGAATGATAGATAAACCAGTTGACGAGCCTTGCGTCGTTGTCCATTTTGGAGTGTCCTCCTGTCGCGGGGGAAGGTATGGTATAGTCTGCGGCTTCGAAACGCAAGCCCCAAAACCGAAAGGAAAACCGATGTACGAGATAGACCTTAAATCCGCAATCGAGACGAACGTTATCAAGTTGGGCAACCTTACTATGGAAGCATTCGACGACCGTTTGCTCGTCATCGAAGACGAGTTTAGAAGCGGGTACGAGTGCCCAACGTGCGTCGGCAAAAAGAAAATCAAGTCTCCCGAGCTTGAAGAATTGGTGTGCGAGAACTGCGACGGAACCGGGAAGTCGGTCATCTCGAAAGAAGCCCGTTGCTCCGCGTGCAAGGGAACGGGTCGCACCATCTGCCCGACGTGTCTCGGGAAGGGCGGCGTCATCGTGGTAGCGGAAGCGAGCGAGCGCCGACCGACGACCGGCATCGTGGTAAGCATCGGAGATAAGATATTTTGCAAGAGATGCGACGGTAAAGGATTTATAGGGGATGCGGGCGAGGACGGGCTTACCGTGACTAGTTGCAACTTGTGTAAGGGTACGGGCGGAACTCGGACCATCGAGCGCGGGCAAAGCGTGATGTACACTAGTTTTTGTGGGCATGTTTACGACTTAGAGACTTCGGCGGGGCAAGTGACAATCCGCGTGATTCAGGAGTCCGACATACTCGTCAAAGTCGCCGGTCATCTCGAATTGCGGCGCATGAAGAAATCGCAAGCGCTCGGAACCGCCGCCTAGGTTTTCCACACTCTCACAGTTTACTAACAGGGGGCGTCTGAAATATTCCCACTAGACGCCCCCAAACTTTTGGGTGTACGGTGTCGTGGCTGATTCGGGGGGCAAGTCCGAAATCAGGCGCTTGCCCCGGTTGATTTCGTAGACCCTTCCCCCCGTTCCAGCTTGAAAAAATCCGCATGGACTTTTACCGACGATTCCCCGGCGACTACTCGACAGCTACGCGCACGCTGACACTAAGACAACACGGTGCATACAATCTTTTACTCGACCATCAGTACTCGACGGAGCGTCCAATAGTGGACATCCGAGAAGCGAATTTAATATGCAATTCGTCGAGCCGCTCCGACCAAAGGGCGGTCAAATTTGTGTTTGATCGTTTCTTCAAAAAGCACAAAGACGGGTACTGGAATAAGCGTGTCTCAGAAGAGTTACAGTACCTCTCGGCGAAGAGCGAACAGGCTCGGCAAGCCGCCCTTACCCGCCACGAACGCGACAGAATCGCGACAGAATTGCGACAGAATTGCGTCATTACAACGTCAACATCGCGACAGAATTTAGATGCTAACTCCAATCTATTCAACGAATCCGACATGCGACCGCAGAGCGACCGCAATGCTATACCAGACAGTAAGACTACCAGACTACCGGAAACACCCTTGCCTTCGGCTATGGAAGGGGGGGGCGGCGCGCGCGTTGCCTTTACATCGAGCGAGAGTGATATCACAAAACACGCGCGCGCGTTCTTCACCCTCTTTTGGATGTCGTATCCGAACAAGCTCGACGAAGCCCAAGCGTTCCAAACGTTCCTCGGGCTCTCCGCAATCGACCAAGAAAAAGCCGCCGAGAGTATTCCCGGTTGGGTTGCGTGTGAGCAGTGGCAAGAACCCCGCTATGTTCCATCGCCGGTAAAGTTTTTGAAAAATCGAAGATGGGAAGTTGTCCCGCCCCGCATTGGAGAAAATAAAAATGGCACACGACAGTCAGTTAGCAAGGCGCGAGAACGAACCGAACGAAACCAACAAGCAATCGAAAACGCATTCGGACATCGTAGCCGACTGGTTGATAGTCTTCGGGGACATGTACCGGGCGGACGTAACGGAAGCAATGGGGTTGCTTTACCGGGAAGCGTTGAAAGAAATAAAACCGGAGATTCTTCACAAAGCGTTCGTCAGAGTCACGAAGACATCGAAGTTTCTCCCAACCCCGGCGGAAGTTCTGGAAGCCGCAAACATTGAGCTTGAATTACTCCAACCGCCAAAAACAAATTACGAGCAGATTCCTCTTGAAGAGCGCGAAGCCGCGCTTGAAGAAACGAAAGAGTATCGCGAAGCGCTTCGTAAGTTCCTGCACAAGAAGGACCCTCCGAGAGAAAATCCCGCCGCAAATAAACTTAGTGAAAATTGGGTTGGTATGACGCCGGAAGAGGACGCCGCGACGCAGAAGGCATATGTGCGATACCTCGAAGAAGAAGCCGCGAAAGACGAGTACAACAAAGCACACGACATCCCGCCGATACCGCGCTCGCACGAAGAGCAACGCGCGATTTGGTGGCACAGATCGCGACAGGAGCGCGCGCGGCTGCGTAAGCAAGTAAGGCGGCTCGGATGAAATGGAATCAACTCCCGGTCCCAACCGACGACGCCGAGCTTTACCGCGACGCGGTGCGCTTGAACTCGCTCGGCAGTTTGTTTTTCTTCGCGCATTACGTTTTGAAAAAGAAACGGCTCGCGGCCTTGCACTGGCATATGTGCGAAACACTGGAGACGGAAGACTTACATCTCGCGTTCGAGATTCCCATGTCGCACTTCAAAACTTCCATAGGCGTCGAAGCTCTCGCGATTTGGTGGGCGTTATCGTTCACTAACAGAGACGAAGAGTTAATGCGCGGGCTTGGATACGATGACGAATGGGTTGCGTGGATGCGCGCGGCTCACGACCAAAACGCGCGGACGCTCATCACGCACGAAACAGATACGCGCGTTGTCGAGATGGGCAAAGCGATTGACGGGCACTATCTGCACAACGACATTTTCCGCTATGCGTTCTCCGACTTGATTCCGACGAGCGGCACGACTTGGAATAATCACAGTAAATTCCAAAGGCGCGACCGTTCGGCGTCGGGCGATATGACTACGGCGACGTACGCCATGCGGAGCGTCGGGCAAGCGTTGCAAGGAATTCACGCGACCGGAATCATCAACGACGACTCTGTAGGAAAGGCCGCGCAAGACAACATGCTTCGCGGCGATGGCGGAATTATGGAAGACACGTACCGATGGTGGACGCAGACGACAACCCGCTTCGACCCTTCCGCGTTCACGCTCTCGGGCATCGGTCGGCAATTAGTCATCGGGAATCGCTGGGGGCACGAAGACTTAAACAGCAAGATTCGCGCGAACCATCCCGAGTTCAAATTTGAAACGCACGACGCCGAGGGCGGTTGCTGCGAACTGCATCCCATTCACGGCATCCCGATTTTCCCCGAAGAGTGGACGATGGCGCGGCTTCACAAGATGCGGGAGACGTTGACACTAAAGGGTAACAGTTACGACTATATACATTTTTTCAGGAACAAGACGACCAACCCCGAAGACTCTTTGTTCAAGCCGGAATGGATTCGGAATTACATTTGCATCGAAGCAATGCCGGGACTGGACCGCGAAGACATCCGAAATTTTTTAATTCTGCGGCACAAGGCGTACGGCGGCGTGACGCTCCCCGACATGAACGCGGGCGTCTTGTACAAACGCATGATCGTCTCTCTCGCCGACAAAAAAAAGAAGCGCCGGAAGAAACACGTCGTACTCGTCGCGGGATACGACAGCGAGTCCGACCGGATTTATCTTTTGCGGCTCGAAGTCGGCACGTTCATGCACGGCGACTTGCTCGATTTGATTTACAAACTTGCGGCGACGATGGGGCTTGACAGGTTCTATCTTGCGAAAGACGCCGCCGAGTCCATGAAATTTTATCTCGACGAACGCAACCGCCGCGACCCAAAAAAAGCTTTGACCGTCATCGAAATGGAATGCGACGACTCGGAGAACGGGCAGGCGAACCGCATCGGAAGCTTGCAAACGCTTTTCAAGAGCCGCCAATTCTGGACACACGTTGCAATGAAAGAATTTGCCAGCGAGTACGAAGCGTATCCCGCAGGCGCGCTCGACGTGCTCGACACCATCGGCCTGATTCCGCAAACGCTCGACAGCATCAAACGGCGGGATGCGCTGGAGTTCGTGCAAGCGCAAAATTCCAGATTCCTGAATCGGAAGGCGGGAAGCGCGGGGTACTGACGTTTCGGGTTTGCTTCTCGGTGAAGTGATGGTATTCTCCCGCGCATGGCGACCGCAGCGCCCCCACAACTCCCGACACCGCCCGCGATTCCCGCGCAACTTCCCGCGCCCGCGCAGCCGCCCGCCGAAACGAAGCCCGAACACGAAGAGCCCCGGCTCACGTATCGCTCGCAAAGAAAATTCGAGATGCGCTCGACGAGCTTCGGGAAGTCCGTCGATAAAGACATTTTGAAATGGGTCGGCGACCAAATCGAAGCGCGCGAGAAGCAACTACGCAGGCGACATAAAAATCTCGTGCCCGAGTGGCGGCGCATCGCGAGCGGGAAGCCGCGCGAAGAGGACAAGAGTTGGCCGTTCGAGAACTGTTCAAACCTAGTACATCCCATCGTCGGCGAATCGAGCGACGAACTTTCCGCGCGCGTCTTGCAACTGATTTGGGCTATCGCGCCGATTATAAAATTCTCGTATTTCAACACGAGTTCGGGCGACACCATGCAAGCGCTCACGAACGCGCAGAAAGCAAAACTTCTCGAAAGGTTCATGGACTATGTAGCGTACGAGCCGAACGAACTGGACTTGTACCCGGTCGAAAATCTCTGGTTTCACGATAGCGCGAACATCGGCACGGCTTGGACATGCGTCGCGCCCGAGCAACGCGTCGAGATGGTTCATATCGGCTACGACAAGGAAAACGGCGGGAACGAGTTCAAAGAGTCCGAGTTGTACAAGGGTCCAAAAGTTTTGAACCTTCGGGACGAAGATGTTTTTTACGACCCCGACGCGAACAAGCCCGAAGAGTCGGTCATCATCGGGCGAAAAATTTCTTTGAACCGCCGCGACTTGCAGGAGCGGGTTTTCTTCGGGCACTACAAGAAGGCCGAAGTCGAAAAGATTCTCAACAAACCCGACCGCTACGGCCCCGGCGAAGAGCGCAAGCGCGAGAACGCAAAGAAGGGAATCGAAGCGCAAGAGGACAGGATTCTCGCCGAGTGGGACGTGTACGAGTGGTACGCGTCGTGGTACGTCGGACGAAAAAAATATCGCCTGATTGGTTGGTTTCACAAAGAAACCAAGACAATGCTCAATCAGGTTTTTAATTTCATTCCAGAAAATCAAATCCCGCTCGTACGAACGCGGTTGACGATGGGCGAACACGGAATGAACGGGCGCGGCTTCGCGGACATGGGCTCGCACTTTCAAGATGAAATTTCGACCGCGAAGAACATGCGGAACGATGCAACGATGTGGATGATGCTCGGCATTAACACAATCTCGCCGCAGAATCGAAACATCGACAAGAACCTGAAAACTTTTCCCGGCGCAATGCTTCCGGTCAACAAAGACGAGTTCATGCATCACAACGTCGGAAGCCCCGACGCCGGTCAACTGTCGATGTCAAACGAGCAGGCGATGATTCAGCAAGCGCGCGAGCGCTTCGGCGTCGGTCCTCCGCTCGGGGGAATGGGCGCGGGCACAACGAACAAGAAGGGGCAGTACGGAAGCATGGGCACGATGGCCGTGCTTCAAGAAGGCAACGCGCGGAACAACCATCGCACGTCGGACTTCCGTCACGCACACGTCCGACTGTTCTCGCTCGTCACGGACATGTACGGCGCGATGGGCTTCGGTCGCAAGGGCGCGGACATCGGGCTCGACGAGAAGCTTCTCGAAAAAGTTTTTACCGACTGGCTCGAACGGCGAGTGCGTATGCCGATACGTTCCTCATCGCCGAGCGCCAACCGGGAAGTGGCGAAGCAAAACGAGATGTTGCTAAACCCGGCATTAGACGCTTACGTAAAAGCGATGAGCACGGCCATTCAAGCGTTGATGCGCGAGGACCTTCCGCCGTTCTATAAAAAGTGGTTGAAAGAGACGGCGCTCGGAAAAGTTCGGCTTATGCAACAAATCGTCGCGGACTTCCAGTTGTCCGACAATCCCGAAGAGTTCGTGCCCAACATCGACTTCCCCGCAGAAGGACAGCAACCGCATGTCGCCCAAGCGCCGCAGCAAAAGCCGGGACTCCCAGCCGCAGGACTCGAAAAGATGGCCGAACTTATTCGCGGACGTAGTAGCAGCGCGGTCCCTAGTGGAGTCGGCGGGCTTCCCCCGACTAATGGCGGACCTTCGACTTCTCCACTCGGCGTTGGTGGATGACGTGATACACAATACGCCAACTATGGAAACAACAAACTTCTTTCGCGGCCAGATCGCGATGCTCGAACGGTTCGAAACGTTGGCCGCAGAATTGGACGAATGGGAAAAACGATGAGCACAAGACTAACAGCGCATCCAAAATTGCAAACGTGGGAGACGTTGCGGCTCGCGGACGGCGAGACAATCGAGATAACGCGGGACGCTTGGAAAGAATTTCTTGAAGCATTGGAGGAAACGTGCGAGTCCTCACAAACCGATTCCTACTCACTGAAAGATTCTGGCAGCGAGTTACCAAAACAGACGGATGTTGGATTTGGACTGGCTCACTAGACGAAGACGGATACGGGCGGCTCACTTGTCGTGAGTTATACAACAGCCGTCGTTCGTGGCAAGCACACCGCTTCGCGTATCAACTGCTCGTCGGCCCCATTGCGTCGGACCTTCAACTTCATCACAAATGCAGAAACAAAGCGTGTGTAAATCCAGAACACTTGGAGCCATTGCTCCCGAGAATTCACATGCGGCATCACGGAGGACATCGGGTTGATAGCCGGGTCCGCGCGGCGCGCGCGTGGAACGATAAAAGTTTTTGGAATCAGGAAAAAATATCAGGCATTGAAAAATAATTCTTGACAACCTCCTAGTACGCCCCTTACTCTCCGTCCGCATAGGGGGTCTAATAGTCATGGGATGGTTGGAACGTTTCGGTAAGAAAACGCCTGACGGTTCAGGCGAAACAGAACAGAGCAAAGCCGAAGCCGATGCATTTTTCGAACGACTCGGGCAAACCATCGACGAAAGACTTTCCGCAAAAGTTGAACCGCTCTCGCAAACCGTTACCGCGCTGAAAACCGACTTCGACGCCATCAAAGCCGAAGCGTCACGACCGCCCGCCCGCACCAACGCGGACGGCTCCCCCTACACGCCGAGCGATGACGAAAAGCGCGAGAGCATACAGGCTGCGACCGTCGCACTTGCCGTCGAAACAAAAGCGCTTCTGACCGAGCGCGATGCAATCGACGGGATGCCCGCCGCGTGGAAGTATCTCGCCCCCGCCGTTCGGCAAATGTTCGCGAACACTCCGACGCAGCGTAAAGCGCAAACCGATTACCGGGAGTACTGCGACAACTGCGTCACGCTCATCATCGGGAACGCCGCGAAAAAGGCCGGGCTCTCGACGCGCGACAACGGCGCGACCTTTTTCCTCGAAGACAAAGGCGGCTCCGGTTCGAGCGAAGAGGGCGGCGTGCTCTCCGACCCGTCGCTCGTGTGGCGCGACCAAAAGGCCGATGGCACCGTGCGCGTCGTTCCTCCGCACGACACGCTTCGCAAGCTCGGCATCGACCCGAAAGCTTTTGAAGAATCCGCGAAGAATGGGGTTGTGTAATGTCCGACCTGCAATTTGATCCGCAGTTTGTCAAGAAAATCATTGGGCAGGATGGTATACACCCGACCCAATTCAACGATGAGTTGAAAGATTTATTCAACCCTTCCATTCACGCGCGCCCCCTGCACATGCCAACGGGAACGCGAATCAAAGAAATGAAACGGAAGGAATTCCATTTTCATTGGTGCTTTGATCGCTGCGGAAGTACGCCGAATCACTCGCGCGTCGAAGAGCTTCGCGGTTCCGGCGAAGGTTGGGACTACGCGACAACCGCCGATGTCGAGATGTATTCCTCTGACACCGTGAAAAGTAAAAACGAGATTCGCATTGGCGACATGCGGTTGATGAAAATTCCTTTGATGCGTTGGCGCGAAATTCGCAAAGCGCAAAACATCCAAGCGCTGGAGTACATCAATCCGCGCCGCCCCAACGCGAAAGTGATGACGCTGGAAAACACGCAGGGGCTTCGCAGTTACATGGTGAACGCGGAGGACGTGAGCGGGAGCGCTCGTGTCGGCACCGTCGAAGTCGGCGCGGACGGCGAAGGCAATCCAGAAATTAAAAGTTTTTCGGGTAACGCGTCAGTTGCCCATGTTAGGTCGTAACGCTCGACTCAGGGAGAGAAACGCTCATGTCTAATTTCGCCGATGCAATCGAGCCAACACAAGATTTGGGCGGGGCTATTTCGTTTCCCATCGCTTACTCGCCGGAAGAGGCATCGCAAACCTTCGTCGAAGGTACGCCGGTTATGATCGCTTCGACGGGCGTCGGTCCAGCGGACGGCGGCGTTCAGGCGTGGGACGGGTCCACGGTAACGCTCGGAATCGCCGGGATTGCGATTCAAAACGCGAACAATCTCGGCTCGACAGGTTCAGGACAGCCGCAGCCGTTCTCGCCGGTTCTTGGTCCCGGTTCGGTCATCGGGAATTATTCGGCGAACTCGAACCAATCTCTCGCGGTCATTACCCCGCCTATGACTCCGTTCAGCGACGGCACGCTGGGTTACTACATCGCCGCGCCGACGACCCGGTTCATCGGCAAGCTTGGAACTTCGGCGACCGTGACGCCGGTTGCGACGAGCAACGCGCAAGTCGGCTTGAAGTTCGGCCTAACGAAAGACTCGGGGAATAATTTCTGGTACGTGGACACGAATAAGACGGGCGGAACCGTTGTGCTTCTCGTGGTCGGCCTTAGCCCGTTGGAGCCGGTCGGCACGGTCGGCGGACATGTTATTTTCGTGTTTCTGAATGCTGCGGCTCAAATCTTCGCGTAAAAAACGCGAGAGTCTTCGCGTTAGTTACTAGTAAGTTTCGAGTACTGAGGGGGTAATTCAATGGCTCCGTTCGGTGTGATGAATCGACAATCGTTCCCGCCAGTTCTCGCGCCGGGGCTTCGGCACATTTTCGTACAGTACTTCGACTTGAAAGAACATGCGCCGCAGTACCCGCACTACATGAACGAGATGACTTCGGAAGACGCGTACGAAATCGACTACGAGCTTTCGGGCACGGGGCCGATGCCGTTGATGCCCGAAGGGACGCCGCCCATCGTGGACTCTATCGTTCAGGGCGGGACGAAAAAATATCTGCACTTGCAATACGGAATGATTTCAGAAGCGACCCGTCAACTCGTCGCCGACGACAAGTACGGAATCATTAAAACCGTGCCGAAGTCTCACGCGCGTTCCGGTTTGTTCTCGCGCGAGGCGGTTTGCTGCTCGCTCTTCAATCTCGGCGGTACGCTCATCAACACCAACGATGGCGTTACGCTTTTCAACACCGCTCACCCGTTGCTCGGCGGTACGCAAGCGACGGCGACCGCGCCGGGCATCACGAACATCATCAACGCGGCGGGCACGTATCCCAATCGCCCGAATCCAGATACCGACTTGGGCGACACCGCGTTGCAGCAAGCCATAAACATTTTCGCGCGTATGCCTGACGGGCGCGGTATCCCGGTTCACGTTCACCCGCGTTTCTTGCCTCACCCGCCCGAACTGCGGCGGCTCGTTCGCGAACTGCTCGGAACTCCCGGCACGGTTGGCAGCGCGAACAACGACCTGAACTGGATTCAGGCGGAAAATTTGCAGGGGTTGGAGTTGAACTATCTCACATCAACTTCCGGTTGGGGCTTGATCGCTCCGAAGGAAGGTCATCAAATGAAGTTCTACGAACGTGAACCGTTGATGGCCGCGACGGATGACGATTTCAAGACAGAAGTTCTTTTGTTCAAGAGCACGCAGCGTTTCAGCGCGGGCGCAACGACTTGGCCGGGCGTGTTCTGGAGTTACGGGCCGTAGTCGATGGAAGGCAACGGCAACAACCCGGCGACCGAAATTACAATCGCACTGTCGTTCAACATCACGACGCGGGTTGTAACGGTCAACGTCTCTCACCAAGACGAGATGGCTTTGCTGTACATGCTGGAGAAGGCAAGGGATTCATTGAAAGCGCACTTTGCGAAACAGGCCGAAGGGTCGCGGATTCTTCCAGCAACGGCAATGCCGATGATTCGAAACTAGGGAGCGTAAGCGATGGGCACGCCCGACAATCTGTACCAACCGCCGTACGCTCTGACGCAGTTCCCTGGGGGCATCAACTCCGCGAAGCGCCCGGTAATGGGCTCCGTGAAGATGCTGACGAGCGTGCAACTGCTCGCGCTCCAAACGACCGCAATCGTAATCGAGCCTTCGCCTTCCGTCGCTTCCGTGACGGGCTCCGTGCAACTCGTTCTCCAACTCGAACGAGCTTCGTTCGAATACATTTTCCCGGCCACGGGCGGAACCGCGTACACCATCGCGAACGCCGATAACGCGTTTCAAATCGAGTATGTCGGGAAGGCCGTCGCGCTCGCATCGGTCACGGCGACCGGCCTTGTAGACCAAACGGCGAGTACTTTTGTCAGTGTCGCCGCATCCAACGCGGGTAAGATCGCGCTGACGAATTGCCAGAATCTCGGATTCGAAGTCAAGCTTGTTGGCACAACGCCAGCGCTCACACTTGGCAACGGGATAGTGAAAGTCGTCCTCGACTGGACGATAATTTCTTTGCCCGTCTAGGAGATTTTTTTTATGGCGAATCACGTCGCGACCATCACAAAATCGTCGAAGCTTTTGAACCTTCCATTCCACGCGCAATGCGATTGTGGAACGGCGGGAACGTTTGCCGATGTCGAGAGCGCGAAGGCGTACATGAACCGGCACGCGCAAAACGTGCTTTCTCAGAGTCCCGCGAACACGTTCAAACTCATTGACGACTCGACGAAGCCGGAAAAAATGCCGGTTCTTCCGAGCACGCACGTTGCAGGCGTCGGCCCCATGCCCGCCGCTCATGCAACGCAGTCGGCCCCATCGTCTTCGAAGCCGCCTGCTCCCCCCGCGCCGCCGAATCGAAAAGTTGAAACGAAAACCGAAACGAAAACCGAGCCGAAAACTGATACAGTCAAGAAATGATTTGGCGCGGGTATTGCGATTACGTCTACTGGCAGTGCCAGCGATGCGAGAGAAAAGTTCCTCTTTCGGATTGCAGTTGGTGCGATGGGTTGTTGGTGTGTCACATATACGGTTGTTACGACCGGGCAATTGATGGGTCGTTTGAGTTGCGGGAAGCAAAAGAAGCAAGCCGCGACCGCCAAGAGTTAGTGCCCGACCCGAAGATTGTCAATCCGATAGACCCGATTTTGCAGTTAGAAAACTTACCGGCTGCGGCGGGAACTTGGGGATAAAACGTGGCGAATATTCAGACAAACCCGTGGACCTTTACGAACGCCGACCAAGCCACGTCAACGGCCATCTCGGCAATTGTTCGAAACGGAATCGGGTCGGCGACCGTAACCGCTACGGCGCACGGGCTCGCCGAGAATCAAGCTATCAGCATTCAGGGCGTCACGCCGTTTCGATGGAATGGCGGCTACAAAGTTAAAGCCGTGCCATCGGCCAATACTTTTCTCATCACGATTCCCGATGGCAAGAGCGACTTAGGGCCGGGAACGGCATTCGGCGCGGTGTTGACTGCGGCGTATCTGGACCTAGTTCGCGCGGAGCAATTGTTGTGGGATACGGTCGGAGCGGGGCCGTTGCTCGTGACGAACCTTGTCGGCAACATCATTTGGAATCCGCAAGCCGTCGCCGGGCAGGGGCCGTACACGTACGGAAAAACTTTCTTCGTCGAAGGGCTTGTGCTCAACACGATTCCGAGCGGCACGCTACAGATTACGGTTGTCTAGGGAGATGCGCGTGTGCCCGTCAAAATCGGCAAAGACGGAATGTGGGAGCAGGAGTATACCGGCCCCTATGCTGGACTGAATTCGCAACTCCCCCCAACTCTCTTACCTGACAACGCTTCTCCGTTTTTCAACAACTTCATGCTTCGCAACGCGGAACTTCGTTCGCGTCCCGCGCTCATCAATCCGTACGGCGTTGCCAGTGGCGTACCCAAGCCGCAACTCGGCATCACGACTTTTGTTGACGCCAACGGTACATATCACACCGTTATATGGGGCGGGCAGAATCTCTACCAGTTCAACCCCGCGCTTCTGCCTGCGTCGCCGTGGCAACTCGTCGGGCAGGCCGCGCCCGGCGACATGCAAACCAACCCCGTCAGTTACCGCGCGTTCGCGAATACAATTTATTACACGAACAAAGCCGCGCTGATTGGAGCGAACAATGCGCCCATCGTCGCGCCGTTCGTCGGGTTGTGGGACGGGCTTACCTCGGTTCCGAAGTTCACGCAAACGCAGTTCGACGCGTCGGTGACAAACTCAATCGCAGGAATTGCGCTCGCCGATTCGCCGACCGTTGGCGGCTCGCTCCCCGGCGCGCCGACCGTCACGGGACCACTCGCAATCGGCGGGCTGTACATCGGGGAACTCAACAACCAGTTGATTCTTGCCAACGTGTCCGTGCTCGACCAAACGACGGGCGTCATCTATTCGTTTCCAAATTTGATTTGGTGGAGCGCGAACGGGCTTCCGCTCGAATGGGACCCCGAGCACAACACGAGCGCGGGATTCAATCCGTTTCTCGACGTGTCCGACTTAATCACGGGACTCGTTACGCTCGGCATCGCCGGTTACATTTTTCGCACGGATGGCATCACGCAATTCGCGACGACCGGAAGCGCGCTGACGCCGTTCACGTTCGACCATATGTGGGCGTCGGACCACGGCATCGGAAACGTGCTTCCATTTTCCATCGCGCAGTACGGGCCGTCTGCGGCGTTCATCGCGGACGATAACATTTACAGTTTGAGCGTGACGAGCGCGCAGCCAATTGGCGGGATGGCGCGCGACACGATTTTTTCCGACTTGTCGGTTGCGACCGCGACGCCGTTCGCGAACATCATCCCGGTTTTTCAGAAGGGCTATGTTTACCTGACGTACCAACTCTTCATTCCGTTTCCCGGCTTCATTCGGAATTGGATTTACTCGTTTGACGAAAAGAATTGGGCTCCGTGGGACCTTGCAATCTCGGCAAATCCGCCGTCGCCGTCGATGACGTGCGCGCCGAACTTGGTGTGAAACTATGGCTCCGGTTCTAACTTCACTAAGTCCAAACACGGGAATTGTTGGG